GCTTAAAATTGGATAGCGAGTAGTCATGACAACCCCCTTTTTTTCTGTTCGACAACTCTTTCCATGCAGGCTTCAAAGATCGGCATGATTACTGAAATTGGATAGCCGTTCGTTTGACGGATGGTGGTCGGCAATTCGTCTATCGACATGACAGTTGCATTTTTTGGAACGGGGACGATTTGTGGGCTACCTCGCCAGTCAAAGCTCATCAGCCAGCGACGACTGGCTAACATGTCGGTCATGAATCCATCAGCGATTTTCTGCTGCGTCGCCTCGTCAATCTTGCAGACCGTGCCTTTCGGCAGACTGTCCATGAACTTGAACATTTCCTCGCGGCAGGCTCGGTAGTACGTGGGCCGAGTAATGTCGCCTAGTGGGAGGGATTGCTGCGAAGGGGGTGAATTGAATTCACACCCTTGGTTGCTAGCGCTGTAGCTTCCGGTTTTTCGGATCGATGGTAAAACTTCGGATGTAACCCACTTGGCAAATTTTCGGGCTTCAGGTTTGCGGCTGCGAAGTACCAGAGCGTATAGGCCGGATTCGTTGATAATGGTGAAAGACTGCGCGCCGCCACGTTGGCCGGAATGACTATAACTATTCGTTAGGGTCATTCTTTCATCTTCGTCCAAATGATCGGCAACAGCCTTGCTTGGATTTTGATAACCCAGCGCTGCGCAAACATCAGCAGCAACAAACCAAGGTTGACCATCCTGGTCAATAAGGCGAACTTCGTGGGATTGGAAATTGAATACGGCAGGTACGGACGTACCTTGGGCGACTTGCGTCATGATTGACTCCTTGGGTGCAGTTGGGTAACTGCCACCACGACGCCAATCGGGGCGGCAGCTCGACAGGATTGGCGTACCGGGCACCCTGCGGAGCAGAAACCGGCGAGCCTTACGGCTCTCCCATCGAGCCGCCATAAAGGGGATCGAATTGAAAAAGCCGCAAGTCTTGCGGTTCGCGGCTTTCGCCACAGGGTAAGTCGAGACGCCAATCCCGATCACGTTTTTCTCCGTGATGGCTGGAATATAGTCCAAATAATTAGATGTTGTCAAGTTCATGCTGTTGGTGCCTTCCCCGTCGAGTCGCTGATCATTGAGGCAATAACGTTAGATGCTAGGATCAGACCATTTCGTTCGGCTGTCTTGTCGAAACCGTTGCCTGGAAGTGAACCTTCCTTGACCAGTTTTTGGATCTCGGCGTAGGCGGCTTCTAGGATGGATGGAGTTGCTGGCGACGCAGCAATGCAATCCCTAGCGAATTGAATTACCTCTACCGGTTCAAATACACGGGGCAGATGTTTATTCGCAAAATCCTCGATCTGATCATCTCTTAATTCTGCAATTTCTATCTCCTCCTGCTGCGGCGCGGCAAGTGCAGCACGCTTCATCCAGCCCTCCAAGCAATCGGAGAGGCTACCCGTAGCAAAGATGTAGTCTTTGAACGCTTCATTGAATAATTTGCGCTCTGCTTCAATATCAATATTCACTCTTGTCGATCCTCAGTGAGTTAAATTATTGCCAGCCTTATCAGTTTCCCGCGTATGGCCGCTGGCTAGCCTCGGTAACTAGCTAATCTGCAAGCGATCATTTTTGATGATCTTCGCACCCGGAACATCGAAGCCGTCTTCGATGGCCGCTGCAATCAGCTTCTTGTTAGGCGTATAGGTTGCTGGGATCTCGCGCATGTAATCTTCCGGTATCTGGTATTCATCGAAAATATCTACGGACTTGTCACGCTCTTTCATCAGGACAGCTTTGAACGTGCCGTCATCCGACTTCACGCTTAATACACCAGTCGCTTGCATGACCGATTTGAGCGCTTCCTTTGCGCGCTCAGCGTTGCTTGTCAGCGCCTTCTTTTTGGCTTGCATGGCCTTGATATGCGCGTCGATCATGTCGGCAGTCGCCAAGGTGTTCAACACAAATGCTGCTGTGCCAATGGGATTGCGCTTGACCAGAATTTCCAGCGGATAGTCGCCGACGATTTCACCGGTATCCTGGTCGACGTCCAGCTCGGCGGTGAATTCCTGAGTACCTCTGTATAGTGTGATTTCCATAATTGTCCTCAGAACGGGATGTCGTCGCCGAAATTGTCTGGCATGCCTGTGCCGCCTTGATAGCCTTGCATTGGTTGGCGTGAGCCTTTCAATCTTTTGACGGGGACTAGTTGCGAGACTAATTTTTCAAGAATTTTTGCATCAGACTGATCGAGAATTTCCACTGCGATCTGCTCTGTGTTTGCATCAAAGAAGCCAGAAAACGTCGGCTTTTCTCCAATAGAGCCGTCTTTCTTTTCGTATTCCTCCATTTGCAGAAGAACCCCAACACGCTTATTTTGCAAATCTGCATAGACATCCAATTGACGCGGCACCATGCTGTTGCTGGTCTTGTCGTATTCTTCAATCGTGGCTCGCGATGCATTGATGCCCTTGGCCCGCAAGCAAGTCATCAAAGCCATCAATTGCTTAAAGCCGAAAATTTGTTCGCCATCGGCATTCAGAGTCCAAATACTCAGGTAGTCGGCAGTTTGTCCATTCGTTGATGTGAATGAAAATTCAATGCCTTGCGTCCCTTTTTTACTTAGCACTTTTTTTGCCTTGGTGAAGACGCCGACGTACTTGCCGGTTTCTGTAATGCGGCCACCGCCCGTATCGGCTTGCTTTGCTGCGGCTGTGTCAAGGCTATATTCGTTCATGCTGTTGCTCCGGTAAGTTCGTAGTAGTTGGTAATTTGCGCGTCGATCACTGCAAGGTCATTCGGAATGCGCTCCGATTCAAAAAGACCAATAGGACTTTTCACCGTATCGTGTCCGTTGTTTCTAGTGCTGAAAAAATAATCTTTATCGGTAACGATGGTGCGTAAGACGATAGTGAATAAGCCCTCTGGCGTGATTTTTTCATCGAGCATCTTGCCGATAGTTTTCAGCTTGATGTCGCCTTGCTCGTTCGTTTGCGTGTGACTCAGAAGGTAGACGCGCACATCGTCAGCAAGAGTGTTGGCAACGTTGAATAATTCCCAGGCATGCTTTGCAATCTCGGTGAATTTGTCATATCCGCGCTCATCGCTGCGGCGCATAAACTCGTTCGCAAGCACATACTGAAAGTCATCGACAACAATTACCTTACGTTTCGTCCGGCGCATAATGGCGCTCATGGCAATCCAATCATCCGATACGAAAATATTGCCGGTCTTGTTGCTCCCCGCGTCCCAGTAAGACCAACCTTTAGAACGGAAGGGCAGCGGTTTTTTGACCACTTGGATTAGCAACGTTTCCGCTGGGTTCATGTTGCGCAGGCTGGCCGTCTTGCCGCTGCCCGACTCGCCTAGTACGATGGTCGATACACTCATTTTCTATTCCTCTTTGCTCTGATTGATATTCAAATTCTTTGTCTTCGATTTCCTGCTGCTCAAAAATAGCGCGACCGATCCGACTCATGGCGCTTTCCTTTTTTCGATAAGCTGTGCGGCGACGAGGTGAATGCATTTTTCCCATCGCTCTTCCCATGCAATAACTTCGGCATAGTCAGCTTTGATTTTTTCATTTGTGGATTTCATTTATCCCTCGGCATTAGATATAAGGCTTCCATGTACGCGACGCCTGCTTCATTGCTGGAACTACGCGATAGCCACTGGTTCGGTAGTAGCGGTACAGTCGAAAAAAGACCATCATGGCAACACCATCACGGCAACGCCGCGAGCGCCCGGTATGCGGTAGGCAGCATCCATTAATCTGTCGCGGTTTCCGGTGCGTATATACTCTTTGGGAATGCCATCTTCTTTTCTTATCGTTATCCGGTAAGTCATTCTGTCACCTCTTCTGGCAGCGGTATCGGTTGAGTAGCGTCAATTCGGGAGCGGGCAACCTCGATCAACAGGCGGTATTCATGCCCAATCGTGTCGTCTTGCAGCAGTTCGTATTTTTGATTCGCCATCACGTCTCCTTAAAATTTGGTGCCGGTACTCTCCCGGCTTGTCACGCACATGTTTTGCGCTGTTGCTTGCAGAGCCGTAGGAGGACCGGATGCTCACGCTGTCGAGGTACGTTTAGACGCTGCTCGTTGTTGCTTCAATTCGGTTTGCCAGCGTCACCGTGAATACCGCTGGCCCTTCTTTTCTCCCGCTGGGAGCCGATGAATAAAACAGTGTTGATGAGCCGGGCTACCTTCATTTTTACAAATGAACCGTGCTATCAGACGCATAGAGCATCAGCACGGAATTTCGAGATCGGGTACTAGCCGTCCAAATCCAGTCATGCGACCACCAACTTCCGAGCCTTTCACTCGGTCGCGGCTTTGAGCATGTCCGTCATGCGCCTGTGAGCCTTCAGGCTGGCTTTGAAAACGATTGCTTAGGGCAATCACTCCTCACTTCCTATCGGCACTGCCGGGGTTTAGAGCGGCGGGTATTCGATTCACTCCTGCGCTCGCTTGCTACTTTGCGTTTGCTGATTCGATGAACGAATATTAGTCTCACCTAATTTATTAGTCAAGAATAAAATTAGGTTCGACTAAATAAATTATGGCGGAAAAATCAGGACGAAAAAAAACCGCCGAAGCGGTTGGGGCAGGAGGGGTAGTGAACTATCTAATCAGCCGAAAGAGATAGGGAAGTATCTGGGCGTAAAAAAGCCCGCCGGAGAGGGCGGGCTGATCTAGCGGAGAGGCTTCTAGTTACCAAGCATTTTCGATACCGCAGATATAATCTTCGGGGCAGCTGGTAAAAGCTGAGCAAGAAACACTGCCCCTACAACCCACATAATGATGCTGGATTTTGCCTCCGCTATTGCAGTTTTTGTGTCGCCGATGTCAGATTTTGTCGCAAAGAATTCCATCCTTGTCTCCATGCGGGCAAGGCGGTCTCGCGTCTCTAGCGCAAAATTTTCAAGGTTTTTTACTCGGGATTCCATGCCACCATCATCAGGCTTCTGAGCCCCCTTGTCAATGGCGCGGATTTTAGGTTTATCTACGTACAGGGTTACTGGATGCAGATCATAAATATTAGGCAGGTCCATTTTTGACCTCCTTGTTGAGCTTCCATTGAGCCAAAATAAGGGCTGAATGACTTCGTACAAAGCCACAATTTACGCATATAAGAATTATTGTCGGAATGTTAGTGCCGTTAACGTTTGGGGCGGTGCCGTCCTGAAGAAGAATTTGCGCTAAGCCTACCTTGGTATGATCAAGCGGGTGCCATCCAGTTGTGTGGCACGATGGGCAAGTGGTATCGATTTTTCTGTCGCCAACGAATTTCAAAAAATCGACAGGGGTTAATGTTTTTGCAATCTCAAATAGTTTAGTTTCCGATTCGTTCATTCGATCTCCGCATTGTTAAAAATTAGTGTCAGTGCGACATCCCATGAACGAAGCGCCATTGGTAACAGGCGCACCGCAACCGAATAGGCCGCACCCACCGAGCAAGAGGGCCATTGTGGCGAGAGGGCATATCAGTCGGAGGAGCATCAAAGGCCGCCGGTTCCGCTGGTGTCGCGTACCCGGCCAATCACCGTAATGTGTTCGTTCACCATTTCAGGGGAAAGCTCCTCGTCCTTGTACTGAGGATTGACGCTACGCAGGGTCAATGTTCCATCAAGCCGGCGGCTGAGGTATTTCACCCGCAATTCTTCCCCATAACGGATTGCGTACAATTTCCCATCAATAACATTGGTTTCGGCCAAATTGACAAGAATCGTGTCGCGAGCGTATAGCATAGGCTCCATGCTGTCGCCCGACACCCTGAAGCGGCGAGTGTTCTGCGGTTTGATGCCGTATTTTTGAAACCATTCGAGGCGGTAAGTTGCTGGCGCTTCGTCTTCTACCAACTCGTAGGTCGCAGTCCTTCCATTCCCAGCACTGAATTCTATTTTTGACTCCGGTATAGAAATGAATCCCTCGGGGACTGGATCATCGGGATGGATCAAGATGATATTTGACGGCGTGTCATCGCCAATTCCGTGGAGTAGCCAAGCAGGAGTGATTTCAAGAACGCTGCAAACCTTAATCAGATTCTCCCCATCAATTTTTTTTATTTGACCACTCTCCCAATCAGTAACGGTAGGCGCGGAGACGCCAACCAGCTTCGCAAAAGCAGATTTCTTTATATTTTTTGCCTCTCGGGCCTGCGTAATTCGTTCATTCCAAGTCATTAGGCAATCCTAAAGAAAATAGACTTAGCTGAGGCTAAAATTTCATTGCGAATTAAATTAGGTTCAACTAATATACGGCATGGATAGATATTTCAATCAAGAGGCTTGCCTAATTATCGACGAAATCGGCGGCACATCTGCGACTGCTCGACTTTGTGAAATCAAGCCACCCTCTGTAACCGCTTGGAGGAGGGGCGGAATCCCGCCGGCTAGACTGATGTTTTTGAAGCTGGCGCGCCCCGATGTCTTCAAAGCAATCGCCAAGCCCGCTCCAAAAAATCCCCTCTCAACTGAAAGCGCGACATGACGCAACCAAAAACAGTAATCACGGGTTTTCTCATCGGCGTCAGTGCTGAATCCGATGAATTGCGTCAGACCCAAGAGCTACTTGAAAGTATCCCTGATGGACTTGCGGACCGCTTCAATAGCTGCCTCGCGAACCTGTGTGCGACCGATTTCTTGAAATTCATCGAGCCTCCAGCTGGCCTTGCATCCGTCGCAGATAACTGCATCGCTCGGCTGCATGTCTGTGGGATGTTCGAATTGTGTTCCGCTGCACTTCGGGCAGCGAACGGCTATAGCGCCTAAATCGATTTCACTCATGGGAGTTTCTTTCGTAAAAAATTGTTGTTTTGGAATACGCAATTTATCACGACTGAAGCTCCCGCCTAATTTAAACAAAGGAACGTACATGACGACAAAATTGACCCCATACCAGAACAAAGCCATTACCGAAGCGTTGTGCGATCTTTTAATAAATGGTAGCTACGCGCCGGAATATCTAAAGGATGCTCGGCGCGCTCTGGTGACTGAGTGTGAAGCGATTAATCAGGAGACGGATCAGTCTTCTCTAGATATTTTGCATAGTGTTCAATGAACTCAATGGCCAACTGAGCAGCGGCAGCTCCTCCTCCTTTTGGCGCTGCTACAGGATAGAAGCCAGGCTGCCTT